CGACGCAACCTGGCAGCCACCAATTTCACCCACACTGTCGGTAACCACCAGCCGCTCCACCAGATTTTCCAGCTCTCTGATGTTGCCAGGCCAGTCATACTTGGCTAACTCTGCCACGGCGTTTGGGGAGAGTTCGGTCTCTTTTCCGTATTTACGCCGATACAGCTCACAAAAGTGCCTGGCCAGTACCGGAATGTCCTCCCGACGCTCCCGTAGGGGCTTGAGTTCGATAGGCACCACACTGAGCCGATAGTACAAATCCTCCCGGAACCTCCCCTGCCGCACCTGTGTCAGCAATTCCTTATTGGTGGCTGCAATCACCCGGATATCCAAATCTATCGTCTTGCTGCCACCCAGACGCACCAGGCTGCGCTCCTGAAGTACCCGGAGCAGCTTGGCCTGGAGTGCCATGGGCATATCCCCAACCTCATCCAAAAGAAGAACTCCGGTATTGGCCAACTCGAACATGCCCGCTTTTCCGGTTCGTTTGGCCCCCGTAAAGGCCCCCTCCTCATATCCGAATAGTTCAGACTCCAACAGTTCAGCAGGGATAGCAGCACAGTTGAGTTTGATAAAGGGTTTGCCGCACCGGTCGCTGTTCTGATAAATCTCGTTGGCGATGAGTTCCTTACCCGTGCCAGATTCCCCCGTGATAAGTACCGTGACATCCGTCGGCGCAACTTTCCGCACAATCTCCATCACTTCCCGCATGGCCGCGCTGTGGTAGATCGTCTGCTTATCGCCCGCCTGCTGGCTGCGGAGATAGGCCAGTTCCTGAACTGCTTTTTCCTGCTTTTCCTCCAAAGCCAATAGTTGAGCCTCCAGCCGCTTCAGCTCTGGGAAGTCCCGTGTGTTGGTTACTACCAGCCTGATATTCTTCTCCTCGTCAAACACCGGCGTCCCTGTCACCAGTACTTCTTTATTCAAACGATGAATCGTGGCCACAGAGTTGATTCTCTTGCCTTGAGCCAGCACGCGTTCCGTTACAGAGCCGGTGTAAAGAATTCCCTCCGCCTCAATTTCCGATACCTTCCGCCCCAACAGCTCCTCCGGTAGGATTCCAGTTGTACGGGTATAGGCCTTGTTAATGAACAGAATGGTACCCGTACCGTCGGTGATGTGTATCCCGTCGTAAAGGTTTTCACAGATACTTTTATAGTCCCCGCTTTCCAGTTCTGTCAGATGAACAACGCCTTTTCCTGATTGCATGGCCACCTACCCTTTCCGCTAATCACCGCATTATCTAGGTATATTATTATATCATAAAAACTAAAAATCCAGCAATATCAACCCTCAAGCGGTTAAGGTGTAGGAGTAATCGACGAATAATCGACTCTCCTACACCTTTTTCCGCTCTTAACTGCTGGCTCAGAGTCCCACTTTTCCAAGCAGAAATACGACCACCGCGCCCACGACAGCCCAGATGATTTTATCCACGATAGACTCCCATCTCTTCCCAGGCTTTTCCTTCAGCGCGGCAATCGTGGCCAGCGCATCATTCAGACGAGTAGACATCTCTGTCAACTTGTCCATGATGGACTGGTACTGCGCGGTCTGAGCGGAGCTCATCTTTTCCAGCTCCGCAATTCGATTGTAAATCTCTTGATGGGTCTCCCTGGAGGCAGCCCGGTATTCCTTCAGCTGCTCTTCCAGCATATTGGCCTTCTGAAGTCCCCAACATGCATGCTGCGGATCAATGATGCAAGTTTCGTCAGCCATCGCCTAACCTCCTTTGGCAAACAAATTCGGAAGTTATCCGCCCATGACTTCCTCGATGGTTCCGAGGTCCGTCCACTGGACGCCCACCGAACCGGGCTCCCATACATTATTGTCCTGCCCGGACTGCCACACATGGCCGTTGAACGTGCAGCAGTTCCCCGTCATATACGGGCTCGTGGACATGGCGATGGACGGCCGGGCCTTCTTGGAATCATCCGACCAATAGAACCCCCACTGAGCGGGCAACTCTTCCGGCTCCTGGGGATAGGTCTCGCTGTCGTAGTTCTGAATGAGCCGCACGATATGCCCGGCGGAGGAACGGCACAGGAACCCATCGGTCATGCCAGCCTTGCGTTCCAGCATATTCTTCTTGGCCACCGCGTCCACGAAGTTGGGGATGAAATCCTCCTCCTGGTACAGTTCGGTGCCCGTCATGCCCTCGGATGTGTCCTGCAAAGTCTGAGCACGGCGCAGGCCATACTCCCGCATGGTGGTCAGCACAAATTCCTTGTCAGTCAACTTTGTTCACTCCTTCCCGAATCGCGTCAGCCAGTTCCACATAGGACGCCAGATCCTGCTGGGCACGATAGAGCGCCTCATTGCTCCGGTCAATCTCATTGTCCATGCCTTTCTTCAGGAACTCGTCGTAGTTCGCCTGTACGTTGGCCGCGACGCCGTCCCAGGTTTCGACCTCCACATGGTACTCGTCGTACTCATACCCGGTGAAGTCCTCCGTCTGGACAGGCGTCACATTCTGGAAAAGCCGCACAAGGCTCCGCTTGGTTCCCGGGATCTGTTCCACGGTGAAACTGCCGGGATCAACCATTCCCTGTACTTTCATACTGCCACTCCTTTCACGCCGCCTTGTAGGGCGGATATAATTTTTGAAGTCGCCTGCATTCCCTTCGGACGACTTTCTTCAGGTCGAACATTGTCTTCGGTTGGTAATACCGCTTCAATATCCGCTGACTGTTGCACTTGCGAAGTTGCCCCAGTCTTGAGATCAGTCCGGACGCTCTCTTGAATGAGATGAGCCGGTTCCGATCCCTTCGGTAGTAATAGATGTGCAGCGCTTGCTTAAGTCGGAACAAATTGTGCTTTCGGAGGATCGTGTATCCATGCCCGAAACGGTAGCCCAGCGCCGACGGAAGTCTCGGCCGGCGGTGCCGCTGTTTCTTCTCTGATAATCCCTCATGGGCCTTTTCCACCCTCGGTGTAAAGCCCACCCGGAAGATCTGCCAGTTGTCCTTCAGCTTCATCCCGATCTCGCCCAGCCACGCCTTGATGTCGGCAAGCAGCTTTCTCAGCTTCCGTTTGTTGGAGCCGAAGATGGTGAAGTTGTCCATCTGCCGCAGGTAGTGGCTCACGCCATATTGCTTTTGGTGGACTATCAGGTCCAGAGGTTGGAGCAGCAGATGCAGGAACCAGGAGGAGAAGAACGCGCCGATCAGCACGCCATACTCCATCAGGGCGTCGCAGAGCCAAAGGGTTTCCCGGTCTTTGAACAGCCGTTTCAGTGCATTGATGACATAGGGCGGGTCTACCTCCACAAAGCAGTGGTGAATATCACACTCCACGCAGTATTGGGTGCCCAGCGGATCGTTCTTCATCCAGTTCTTCAGCGCCTTCACGCCGTAGGAGTTGCCCCGCCCGGGTACGCTTGCGATGCAATACTTGTCCATGCTCCGCTTGATGTGCGGGATCATGGGCTGCACCACCGCATGGTGGACATACTGGTCCGGCCATAGCAGCGGTTCGTTGATCTCTCGCCATTTCCCCTTGCCGCTGTCCGCGTTCCGGTCCCATTTCCGCCGTTGCAGCGGTTTGTGCATGTGCTCATCCCCGGTCACCAGGTCCTCGATGAACTTGCGGAGTTTCACCACATATTCATCCACATGCGCCTCGATTTCCAGGACTTTCTTATTCAAACTGTGGTCTCCGTTTCTCCGGTGACCGCGATTGACTTCCTGGATAGCCAGGCGCAGGTTTTCATCGGAGATGATTTGTTGGTAAATTCTAACTCGTTTCATCAGGGATAGTTTTCCTCCTTGTAGCCTCACAACTGTTCCATCGCCGCGGGTGGTTCCAAGGCGAGACTTGGCCCGAAGTGTACTAAGCTGTGTCCTGACGGCTTATCTTCAGCAAGTGCTGCGCGGTCAACGATGCGTAATAGAAAGGGTGAGGAACCCTGACTACCAAATGGAGGGTTAGCCTATGGCTCAGCAAGGATGCGACAGCCGATGTTGGTGTTCTGGTTCGACGCGTTGTTGTAGTTAATGTAGAAAGGCCCGTGATTCTGGTTCTGGTTATAGTTACCGCCATGGTGCAGGCACGGGTTACTACCGTTGAAATTCCAGTTATCCGGGACATCGTCTGCTGCAAGGTTGACCCCGCGCTTTCCCCTTACCAAAGGAAAAGCGGTTTATCAGAGTGATTTCACTCCATTTTGAATTTTGATAAGGCGGAGCTTGGGGGAAGGGCCTGCGGGCCCTCACCCCAAACCCCCTCCTCCGCAGGGGAGTGGTCACGCCGCCTTCGGCGGGCGTTCCTGGAGGCGACAGCCGACGACGGTGTACTGGTACGACGCGCCGTTGCAGTCAATGTAGAAAGGCCCGTGATACTGGTCCTGGCCATAGTAACCGCCAAGGAGCAGGCACGGGTAACCACCGCCGAAACTCCAGACATCCGGGACATACGTTGTGGTACTTCCTGCGGCCGCACACGGGAACAGCGCCCACTCCAGACCATCTTGTGTCGGGATGGTGAAGTCAGATGGATAACCACCCACCGGCTTACCGACGAGTACGCCATTGGCACTGTCGCTGAACTGGTTGGGATTCTTGATGACATTCAGGCCATTATTGTTATAGTAACAGCCATCCAGCCAATCATAGACATTGTCCCACCAGCCCTCGACGTTCCGGTACTGGGTAAAGCCATAGCTGTTTCGGTTGGCCGCCGTGGTGCCGGTATGATACTGCATGGCATCCGTCCGGCCGTTGTTCTCCTTGGAACCGCTTGCGGAACAGCCTCTGCCGATCCGCTCACCGTTCCAATCGGCAAACTCCACGAGGAACAGCATGCCGATGTACCAGAACTGAGCGAAGTCGATCTGCCAGATGTAGGAGCCCAGATTGTGGATACCGCTCCGGGCCGTGCTTCGGGTGATGTTCACCTTCTGCGCCACATTGGTGGAGGACTTGTAATCGCTGCCGCAGTGATAGCGGCCGATATAAGAGAAGTCAAGTTCTCCCAGGCCGTCACCCCGGTCCATGTTCACCGGGTCCACATGGAACCCCTCAACAGGGCCGTCCGCGATTTGGAGCTTCAGCTTCTTGCCCGTCTTGGTCCACTTGTACCAATACTTGGGCTCCTTGACCATCACGCCGCCGGAGCGAGTTTCCTTCACCATCCCATTCCAGGGATAGAGATTGTCGAAGGGGGAGGAACCGGAGCCGTTGTTCACCGCCGGATTGGGGTCGCCAAACCCGACCGCGCCGTCCGTGCGAGTACCCTTGGTAGAGCCGCCGGAAGTCCAGTCCCATTCCACGCCGTAGATGGTCACGAACTGAGCTTTAACCTGAACAGACTTGTCGGCGCCGGCCAGATAGTTGGTGCCCTCGGCCACCTTGACCGTGATGACAGCCGTGCCCGTAGTATCGTTCACGCTGTTCACCGTTACCTCGCCGGTGGTCTGGTTGATGTTGCCGACGGTAGCCACGCCGGTGTTGTTGGAGGTAGCGGTAATGACACCGTTGCCATTTCGGGTCACTGTGAATTTGGCGCTCCGGGCGCTGGTGTTCAGCGTCACGCTTGCCGGACTCACGGATACCACCTGGTCACCCTTGCCGATGGCCCAGGTCGCAGTCTTGGCCTCGATGGAGCCGTCCCACCACTGGTAGTTGGCCGTCGGGGTGAAGGAGGCGGTGTAGCCGGTGCCGGCGTTGACCTTCGCCTCCACCGACACGGTCATCTTGTTGCTGTCGTAATTGGTGTCCCAGGACGGGGTCTTGGGATTGCCGTCATACTTCAGCGAGCCGCTCTGGGCGGGGACAGCGGGGATAGACGCCCGGCCGATGGTCCAGTTCACCGTCTTCTTACCCGTGGTGCCGTCCGACCACATGCCGTTCAGCAGGGTAAAGGTGGCGGTGTGGGTTCCCGCATTGGTCTGAGCCGTCACCGATACCGAGGAGTTCTCCTGGTCAAAGTTGTTCCATTCCGGCGTCTGGGCCGCCCCATTGTAGGTGAGGGAGCCCTTCTGTGTCGGGATGGGCACGATGACGCTGGTGATCGTCCACTGGACCTCCTTGGCCTCCGTTGTCCCGTCCCACCACTGGTAGTTGGACTTGGGGGTAAAGGTGGCGGTGTAATTGCCCGCGTCGGTTCCGACCCGGTCGCCCCCAATGGTCATCTTCTCCACATCATAGCCATCCCAGATGGGCGTCTGCGGCGTGCCGTTGGCCGCCAGCACATTGCTCTGGGTGGGAAGAGAGGCGATGGTCGCTCTGCCGATAGACCACTCGGCGTCGGCTTCGTCCGTACCATTGGGGAACTCATAGCCATATACCAGTGTGAAATGGGCGGTGTAGCTGCCCGCATTGATGCCGTTGGTTTCCCCGCTGATGGACATTTTCACCGAGTCGTACCCGGTCCAGGCAGGCGTCTTGTTTGTCCCATCATAGGTGATTACTCCATTTTGAACGGGAACAGCCACCTGAACAGGGTTGACCATCACATTCAGGCTGGTGGTCTTGGTCACGCCCTCATAGGCATAGCCGATTTCCACCGCCTGCTCGCCCAGCGTGGAGAACGCGGTATCGGGATAGGTATATCCGTCCACGACCTGGGTAGACTCATCCGAGAAAGTAGCGGTGACCACCATGCCGGCCGGGTTAAATGTCTCCAGATAGCTGTATGCCATCTTGGAGGGGTTGGTCGTGATGGCGATGGACACCAGTACCTTCTCCACCGTAACAGGCACCATAGCCGTCTTGGTGACGCGCCCCTCGGTATAGGTAATGGTGACTTCCGTCACGCCATCCGTCAGAATCTGGGGCGATACGGTATAGCCGGTCACATCCGAAGTGAGCCCGTACCCATATCCCGCCGTGACAATCATGCCGGTGGGGTCGAAGGACTCTCCGGACTTATAGACCGTCTTATTGGGCTGCTTGGTAATGGTCAGGGTCTCCAGCTTCAGAGAGCCGCCGCCACCGTTGCCGCCGGTCATGTTGAAAACCTTGCCAACGTTAGCGTTACTCATTGCTCTGCTCGACCTCCAGTCGCAAAATATAAATGGTCAGGTCCTCCACCGGAGTCACCTCGCAGCGGAATGTGGCCTGACCGTCAACGGTAATATTGTCGGCTTTTACGCCGGTTTCGCTTGCCGCCATAAAGCAGTCCGCATCGGCGCACACAATATACCAGTATTTTTCGTCAGCTAAGAAGGACTTGTCCTGCACAGTCTGAGCTCTGCCGTTCCAGTTCTCGGCCGGCAGAGTGACGGTGATACCGGTGTGCTGCGCGCTCTCCAGCAGAGGAATCATAAGCTCCAGTACCTCGGAGATTCTGGACTGGGAGTCCAGCAATGCCCGCTCTGCTAATTTCCGCAGCTGCCCCAGGCTGGTGAGTTTGTTGTTCTCTGCCATATCGGAGCTCCTTTCGAGAAAAAATAAAGAGGGGGACAGGCTGCCCCATCCCCCTCCTCAGGCAAATTAGGCGCCTTCCTGGCCACCCTCGGCATCCTCGGCCGCGCCGAAGACCTCGTCCAGCATATCCTCCACCTCGGTGTCGGTGGCGATCTCGATGCCGTTGATCGCCTCGGCAATCTTGCCGTCGATGGCG